TAGATACGAACAGGTATACGACGAGGTACTTGATAATACAGTAAAACACATTGATAATTGTAATGGTAATGGTCTTATAGTTGCAGGTGTAATGTTAACCCAAGCATTGAGTATATACAAAACAATGTTGACAGAAGACGGATTTGATGATATAGTAGAAGGTATCGTAGAAGGTATCGTGGCAAGCAAACGTCATGTACAGAAGTTCAATGTTCCTACTACAACTAACAAAACGTTACATTAGTAAAGGAGTTGACCAATGAAAGTTTTTCTGATCATTCTAACCTCATTTGGCGGTCTTGCCGGTGATATTAGATACGAACAAGAAACATCTTCTTACCGAGATTGTGCTATTGCTGCTGAATCTATCAAGAACAATCCCGGTAAGTTCTATCGTAATATTGAAGAGTATACCTATAACAATATTGATGCATGGTGTGAATACCGATGAATATTTTTGCTCTATCAACGTGTCCTGAAGAATCTGCACAGATGATGTGTGATAAACATGTTGTCAAGATGATTGTGGAAACTGCACAACTTCTATCAACAGCACATCGTATTCTAGATGGCGAACAATATACCGATAAGACTGCTAACGGTAGGTCTATCAAACGATGGCGACATCCTAATCATAATTTAGAATCTAGTCTCTACAAAGCATCACATGTCAATCATCCTTCTGCGGTATGGGCACGTGAATGTAACAATAATTACATTTGGTTACAATGTCATTTTGAAGCCCTGTGTAGTGAATATACATATCGATATCACAAAAAACATTTGACAGAAGAGAAACTCGTTGATATACTATCTCATGTACCAAATAATATTCAACGAGCCAAGTTTACACCCATTCCACAAGCAATGCCTGATAAATACAAAAGTTCTCATTTCGTAGACGCTTATAGGAGTTATTATGTTGGTGAAAAAGCAAGTTTCGCAAAGTGGACAAACAGACCAGTTCCTCAATGGTGGAACGATCCCTCTTATAAATCATGATGAAACAGACGTACAATGGCTTGAACCAATGCAAGCTAAATGTCTGTTAGAAGCTCCAAACTCTTCATGGAGATACGCCCATATATACTACAGAGAACAAGCAGCAAAGTGGGAAGAGAAACTAAGAGTACTAAACAAAGAACGCATTTTACGACAACTAAATCATTTATGAAAGGAAACTGAGTTGGGTAAGAAGAAGGCTTCAGGCAAACATTACGTATCTAATGGTGAACGTCCAAACGTTAACAGGTCTACTGTAAAGTCGGTCAGACGTAATATTACGCGAGTGGACCGATTGGATGATATTATGAAGGCGTGGCGACGTTTAGAGAATCCTTGGATTACGATTCCTAATCCAAATACGAAGGAAACAAACAAACGCCATATTCGTGTTCGCACTAATGACTTGTTTGGAGATCCAAAGGGAGAGTTTCGAATGGCGGTTAGTACGACATGACAAAGCTAGAAATATATACACAAAATGGATGTTCTTATTGTACAAGAGCAAAAACTCTTTATATAAGTAAACAGGAAATGTTTCCTGAATATGTTGAGTATAATATTTCTGAAAGCGAGGTTTGGAAAAACGAATTGAAAAATAGAGTGCCAGATGTAAAAACTGTTCCTCAGATTTTCATCAACGATAAACATATTGGCGGATATGATGAGTTCTGTGATTGGATTGATAATCATTATAGTGGGAGTTGAGAATGCAAGAATTTGATCGTGATTTGTTGGTTCATGCTTTACGTACAAGTGTAGTTCGTCTTGAGTTTACTAAGAAGAGTGGTGAATATCGTGTAATGAAGGCTACTCTAAAGGAAGATATGATTCCATCAGAACATCAACCTTCAGGCGAAGGTGTTTTAAAGACAGCAGAAGTACGCCCTGTATATGACCTAGATAATATGGGTTGGCGATCCTTTCGTTGGGATACTCTAAAAAGTTGGGCGGATTGGGAGAAATTTGAAGTATAAATAATATGATAATTTTGAAGGAGATATTATTAACAACAAAAAGGTAAAACTATGTTTAAATATATTAAATATCTATCTGTAGTTACTTTGTTATTTTTAACAACAGTTTCGGTAGCAAAGGCGGAAGAATCAACGACAAAGGCGCCAGAACTTGTTCCTGGTCTTGATTTTATTATTAGCGCAGACAATATGTATTCTGTTGAATCAGAAAATTTTAAGACTGAATTTGGTATAGAAGCGGAAGCTACTAATTTAGGTATTCTCGTGGGATTGTATCCTTTAGTACATTGGGATTCACAAGATGCATCTGAATACAAAGCAGAGATTACTTGGGATCTTGATGCCGAATGGTTTCAACTATCTCCACACGCAGACGTTATCATGGACAGAAATTTAGAACATCAAGAAACAACAGTTGGTGTTAAAATCTCAAAAAGGTTTTAATATATTATAGGGGGTGAAATTCCCCCTATAATCATAATGGAGGATATTATGTCGCATAGAAGAGATGATTACCCAGATTTTATAGATGAAATTTATGTACCAAGAAAAAACGAAATCTGTGAAGAATGTCAAAGACCTGCTATTACATCTACATTAGATAATTGTCATAGATTAAATTGTCCATATCACAAAGATTATTATACTGATTAAAGGTTTTTAAGAATGTCGTTGAAAGTAGTTATGAATGAAAACGAGTTAAACAATTCTATTGGTATTGAGACAAACGAATTGAATAGAAATGCTATGGGTGGCACAGAGATGATGCAACATGCATTATATTCAAAGTTATCAAAGGAGTTGTTAGATAAATTCCAAATTATTCCATCTAGAGTTAGGAATATTGATCCTAATCGTCTTCCTATTCTCTGGTTGCACGATTTGGCGGAAGACCCTGAATCCAGGCACCTCAGTGATAGTGGAAATCGGAGCAGATTCAGACGACTTGTTTTTGTATCCCACTGGCAATTTACAACTTATCATAAAGTTTTAGGTGTCCCCTACAGCGATTCTATTGTTATTAGAAACGCTATTGAACCTATTCCTACTCACGAAAAATCAAAAGAAGGTCCATTGAGACTCATCTATCACACTACACCACACCGTGGTCTTGATGTGTTGTTAGCTGTTTATCAGAAACTATCTGAAAAATGGGGCGATAGAGTTCATCTAGATGTATACTCATCTTTTAATATCTATGGATGGCCACAGAGAGATGAACCATTTGAACAATTATTTCAAATTTGTCGTGATCATGAACATATCACATACCATGGAACTGTATCCAATCAAGAAGTAAGAGAAGCATTACAAAAAGCACATATTTTTGCATACCCCAGCACATGGCAAGAAACTTCTTGTATTGCTGCGATTGAAGCGATGAGTGCTGGTTGTTGCGTAGTTTGTCCATCTCTAGCGGCACTTCCAGAAACTACTTCTAACTTTTCTCTTATGTATCCATTTGATGAGGATAAGAATCAACACGCTCATATGTTCTACCAAGTTCTAAATGCGGCTATAGAATCATATTGGGAAGAAGATATGCAAACAAAATTGCAGTTTCAGAAACTCTACACAAACACATTCTATAGCTGGGATCTACGAGCACAAGAATGGGAGGGATTATTAAAATCCCTATTAGACCACGAAAAGTAATTATAGTTTGTTTAGAGGGTTATTCAAGGCTTTTTCTATAGTCTTGTTTACCCTATCTTCTAGTTCGCGAATATCAGATTCTACTTTTCTTCGCGTTGCATCCATTCTATCATCCGCAGAGTTAATCATCTCTCTCATATCTTTTTCAGTAGATCTCATAAGTTCTCTGATTTCGCGTTCTGTAGCAGAATTCTTTTTCTCTAGTTCGTATATCGTGTCTGATAATTGATTCATATCGTTCTTTAGATCGGTACGCATATCTCGCGCGGTTTCTTGAGCCTCACCTACTAGTACATATGACTCTTCGACCTTCTGTTTCAATAATTCTACTCTTTTATCGAAGCCAGAAAGATCAGGAGCAACATATGTTGTAATCTTTTGTTTCATTGTCGTATAATCTTTATAGACCTCAAAGGCGCCGTACAAACCACCAATTAAAGTGGATAGCGCCATTGCGACAGCAACCATCTTGCCACCCTTGAATTTAACTCCAGCAAATTCTATCTCTGCCATTTTACCTTGTACCTATTACCCTATTATTGAATTGTGATCTTTCTAACTCATTAAACTTCTGATCATTCATCAAGAATCGACTAATAAATCTGTTATCCTGTATACTTCCACCAGGAATCTGTGTTTGTTCATAAAAAGGTTTATCCTGTAACTGCACGCCAGTATAATCTTTAAATCCCGGAACATATCCCATCATAGCGACGATTGATGCCTGTGCTGCTACTTGTGTTTCAAGTGCTGCTGACTCACCCATCTTTTCTGCTAATGACTCAATACGTTCCTGTATAGCTTGTTTAATTCGTACTTCTTTAGAAGGTTTTTCTTTTTCCTTCTTTGCTTCTTTCTTTTTGGGTTCTTCTTTTTTCTCTTCTTTTACTTCTTCTTTAGTCTCCTCTTTCTTTTCCTCCTTCTTCTCTTCTTTCTTTTCTTCTACAGCGGCAACTTTAATTTCTTCTTTTGTTTCTTCCTTAGTTTCTTCTTTGACTTCTTCAGTATTAGTCTCTACTTCTGCTGCTATCTGTTGTTCAATTTCTTGTTCTACCTCAGACTCAATCTCTGCGACTACTGCTTGTTGTTCTGCTGCTACAGCTTGTTGAACCTCTTGTCTAGTTTCTGCTTGTAAAGTTTCTACTCGTGCGGTAAACGCCGCTGTTGCTGTATCTAGTTGTGATACTTCTGGTATAACTACAGTTACATTAGGAATACCTTCAACTTCAACTACTGATGTTGTAATCTCTTCTTTATTTGTTTCTGTGACTGCAACAACTACAGTCTCTTCTATTGGATTTGCTTCTGCTACTGTCTCTACTTGTTGTTCGTCTTCAGCGGTTTTTGTTTCTTCTGCTTGTTTCTCTTGTTGCGCTGCTAGTGCTGCTGCATATCCATCACATGTAGGACTAAACAAAGGATCTATATTACAGTTTCTAGCGATAACCGCCTGTTCGTAACCCGGACATCTTGTATCATATAATGGATCTAAAGAACACTGTTGATTGTAGTAAGCAGTTGCGTAACCTGGGCATTCTGTATCATAGAGAGCGTCAAGACTACATTGTTGATTGTAGTAAGCAGTTGCGTAACCTGGGCATTCTGTATCATAGAGAGCGTCAAGACTACATTGCTGATTATAATAAGCGGTCTTATATCCCGGACAACTAGAATCATATAATGGATCTAAAGAACATTGTTGATCGTAGTATGCCTGTGTGTATCCAGGACATTCACTATTATAAAGAGGATCTAAAGAACACTGTTGGTTGAAATATGTTTCATTATAATCAGTGCAGTCAGTATCATATAAAGGGTCTAAAGAACATTGTTGATCGAAATAAGCTTCTGCATAACCAGTACATTCAATATCATATAAAGGGTCTAAAGAACACTGTTGATTAAAATAAGTTTCTGCATATCCTGAACAGTCTTCGTTATATAAAGGGTCTAAAGAACACTGTTGATCGAAATAAGCTTCCGCATATCCTGAACAATCTTCATTATATAAAGCATCTAAAGAACACTGTTGACTAAAGTAGGCATCAGCATATCCTGAACATCCACTATCATACAGAGCGTCTAGTTCACACTGTTGATTATAGTATGCTTGAACGTAACCAGAACAATTCTCTGAGTATAATGGATCACTATCACAAGGATCAGAAGCAGATGCAGTACCAGCAGTTCCATCACTATAACTATACACGTTATTTGTCGCTGACCAACCAGTTACTCTATCATCGGCTGTAGAAGATCCAAAATTATATAATGTACCACCTGGATTTGTATATTGATATTGTGTCCATTCGCCTTGTGTAGCATCGCCTATAACACCAATAGTGAAAGCATGGTTTTGTATGTTGATCATTTGATGGTACATATCAAAACTACCATCTGGACGAATTTCTAGACCTACTGTATTCCGATTACTGTTATAATATTCACTTATATTATTCCATTGATATCTTTGGTAATTTTCATTACCCTGTGTGTAAAATCTTCCTTCTGTTGAATTGTCTATCAAGTCTGTCCATAATACAGCAATTGCATAGTTATAAGACGAACTAAGGGTTGAATTGGTGTCTAAATTAATACCATTACAACACCAATGGGTCGTTGGATTTACAAATTGAACAACACCATTACTATGCATATAGGATGTGGTATAAGTATTTCCATAGAAAGGAAATGAAAATCCTAGATTTACCTGTGCGTAACCATCGTCGCTGATATTATGTTCAACGATTGTAGGAGCACCTGTAGAGGTGTCAAATGTTTGTGTTTGAGCACTAGCGTTATAGGAGCAAAAGCAAACCAAGAATGCCAAGAATGCCGACGCCAAATACTTTAGCTTCATCGTCATCTACTTTGTCTCCATCTAGATCTTTTGATTCTGCATCTGGAACCATTTCGGGGTTTGCATCCCACTGGTCAGCGGCTGGTTGTCCAATTTGACCAAGATAAGGACAGGGTGTACCTGCCATTTTCATGGCATCAAACACTCTTCTATCTTGACAGAGAACACTAACAGCGGCGACTTTCATGCCCATATCATAAAGGGTTTTACTCAACTTCAATCTCTCACAATTTGGGTCACGAACAGTGGTCCCTTTACTGAGACCTAAAATCTGTGTTTGTACAGCAGTACTCGCGCCCGTAGTGCAAAGATCCATATTATTACTATTAATACTTGGAGAAATAGCGCTGGGTGGTGGATTAATCACTATCGTTTTTGTATCAGTGTCAGTAACGACATTACTAGTACTGCTACTATTACTCGTATTCACATTATTGTTATTGTTATTTGTAGTAATAGTGCTTTGAGCAAACACAGAAGATGAAAACATAAAAACCACGATAAATACCAAAAACGGTATTGCGGTTTTCATTTTTGCCTTACACCTCCTTATTATTGTCTATACGGTTTATTTATATTTAAGGATATTTAAAATGCTCACAATAAAAACTTTATTAGCATCTTTTATGATATGGATGAATGTTCATACAGGGTTGACAATACCTCATTTACCAGATATAATGTTAAAAGATAAAGAACAGTTATTTCATATGGTTTATCCAGGAGTGAAATATGAAGGTCCTGAGAAATCAGTAAATGTGATGGGAGTGTATGTATCTGATACGATATATCTACCAAATGATTTTGATGTGAATGATATATGGGATCAAAGCATTTTATTACACGAACTCATTCATCATTATCAAGAATATAATGACATTGAGGATTTATACGAATGTCCACAGCGAAGAGAATATCATGCTATAATGATTCAGAAAGAGTGGCTGGATCAACAAGACAAAAATATCTGGGAATATTTAAGTCCATTGTGGGTTCTTGGGGCAATGAGTTGTCCTGGATTGATGGGAGATGGTCGAGCACGATGAGAAAACCGCCTGGCCATGCAGGATACGTCAAACCAGACGATCCCTGGTGTGATGAGTTTATAGATTATATCGATACGAGATATGGTGGTCGTGTTGAGTTACAGCAGTTTCTCAAAGATATGGATTGGAAGGGAACAGATACACCATGGGGCCCCGGATTGAGATGGACCTACGATTTTGGCAAAGACCAAAAATTTTATATCACAACAAAAAAAGGGGTTGACAAAAAATAAAATCTCTGGTATTATATAAACATGATGAACGAAAGAGTGAATGAGATGACTACTTTTGATTTTGGCAACGGCCTGGTCCCCGCCCACCAGCATTCTAATGGTGGTGGATGGGTTGCTGATACCGCCACTGTTTCTGAGACCGCCTATGTTGGGCCTAACGCTGTGGTTTCTGGTAACGCTAGGGTGTCTGGTTGCGCTGTGGTGTATGATAACGCTATGGTGTCTGGTAACGCTATGGTGTCTGGTTACGCTGTGGTGTCTGGTTACGCTGTGGTGTCTGGTTACGCTGTGGTGTCTGGTTACGCTGTGGTGACTGGTGACGCTGAGGTGTCTGGTAACGCTAAGGTGTACGGTAACGCTTGGGTGTCTGGTAACTCTAAGGTGTATGGTTACGCTGTGGTGTCTGGTAACGCTAAGGTGTATGATAACGCTGAGGTGTCTGGTAACGCTTGGGTGACTGATAACGCTTGGGTGTCTGGTAACGCTTGGGTGACTGGTGACCCTGTGGTGTCTGGTGACGCTGAGGTGACTGGTGACGCTGAGGTGTCTGGTAACGCTAAGGTGATTGATAACGCTTGGGTGTCTGGTAACGCTATGGTGTATGATAACGTTATGGTGTCTGGTAACGCTGTGGTGACTGGTAATGAATGAAGGAGTGAATGAGATGACTACTTTTGATTTTGGCAACGGCCTGGTCGCCGCCCACCAGCATCCTAACGGTGGTGGATGGGTTGCGGATACCGCCACTGTTTCTGAAACCGCCTACGTCGGACCTGACGCTATGGTGTCTGGTAACGCTATGGTGTCTGGTAACGCTATGGTGTATGGTGCCGTCGTGGTGTCTGGTGACGCTGTGGTGACTGGTGACGCTAGGGTGTATGATAACGCTAGGGTGTCTGATTACGCTTGGGTGTCTGGTGACGCCAGGGTGTCTGGTAACGCTATGGTGTATTGTGGCGCTGTGGTGACTGGTGACGCTAAGGTGTCTGGTGACGCTGTGGTGACTGGTTACGCTAAGGTGTCTGGTGACGCTGTGGTGTACGGTAACGCTTGGGTGTCTGATTACGCTTGGGTGTCTGGTTACGCCGTGGTGGATGGTTACGCCGTGGTGGATGGTTACGCCGAGGTGTCTGATTACGCCAGGGTGACTGGTAACGCTAGGGTGTATGGTAACGCTGTGGTGACTGGTTACGCTAAGGTGTCTGGTGACGCTGTGGTGTACGGTAACGCTTGGGTGACTGGTAACGCTGTGGTGTCTGGTAACGCTCAGGTGTTTGGTAATGAAAGAAGGAGTGAATGAAATGCTACAAGTTAATGATACAGTTGTTCTTACAGGCAAGACACGCCATGGTAAAAACCGTATTCAGCAACATGGTAAATTGTGGTTTGTACAAGAAGTACGAGGTGGTAAAATGCATCTCCGTAGTGAACACAAAACTGATGGTCCTATGCATAATAAGGATTTTGACGGACGTTGGGTAGAATTACAAAATGACCCAAACTTTGAATGGCTAAAAGGAGTCTAAAATGAACGATACTAATGAAATGACTGCTTTTGATTTTGGCAACGGTCCGGTTCCCGCTCACCGTCATCCTAACGGAGGCGGTTGGGTTGCTGATACCGCCACTGTTTCTGAGACCGCTTATGTTGGACCTGATGCTGAAGTGTATGATAACGCTGAGGTGTATGATAACGCTAGGGTAACTGGTTACGCTAAGGTGTCTGGTAATGCTGAGGTGTCTGGTGACGCTAGGGTGTATGATAACGCTTGGGTGTCTGGTAACGCTTGGGTGACTGGTGACGCTTGGGTGTCTGATAACGCTAGGGTGTACGGTAACGCTAAGGTGTATGATAACGCTATGGTGTATGATAACGCTAGGGTGTATAATAACGCTAGGGTGTATGATTACGCTTGGGTGACTGGTAACGCTAGGGTGACTGGTAATGAATGAAGGAAAAGTCTAAATGTCTCTTAAACCTCGTAAGAAACGTGTACTTGCTCGCCGAGTAACAGGTCTTAGTGGTGCCCCTAAGACTCCTGGACGGGCGGCTGATTTTTATTTTCAATACGAAGTTGAGAATAAACAGATTATAGAATTGGTCAAGTCTTGGATTCGTACTGAGTTTCCTAAGAAAATTGCCACATCTATTCTAAAACAACCAGACTGGAAATTTATGTTTCCACACTGGGCATGTATTATTCACACAAACGATTCCTCTCGTATGGACTATCTTCGAAATAGAATTTCTCAACTGGCAGAGGAAGAAGTGAAAGTCGTAAAATCCCCTAATAAGAATACGACACAAAAAGATAAGATTGATCCAGTAAAAGAATGGATTGGCGAATTAGAAGAGGTAGTAGACCGACAAGATGACAAGTTTGATTTCTATCAGTTTGCTCGAATCAAGAATATGAACAAAGCACAAACTGAAAAAATCATTCAATATTATAAAAGAGAATATGAAGAACTCTTGGAAGTAAAGAAAGGTAAAAGTGAGGATCTTAAAGAAGCCTGGGGATATCTAAAACGTAAAGGTTTGACAAATCGTATTGCATTTTTTGAACGTCTATTGTCTGAACTAGACAAGCATATAAATAATAAAAAGGTAATACGTCGTCCACGTAAACCAAAGGTAAAGTCTGCCGCGCAACTCGTAAAAAACGTCCAATATCTCAAAGAATCGAATGAGTTGAAAGTTGTGTCGGTAAGTCCAGAAACAATTGTTGACATGAAACAATTGTGGGTATATAATGTTAAGTATAAGAAATTGACTTGTTATAACTCTTTGGAGGGTGGTTTTAAGATGAAAGGAACCACACTTCAAAACTTTGATATGGAAACAAGTATGTGTAAGATGTTACGTAAACCTCAAGAGCAACTAGGTGAGTTGCTAAAATCGGGAAAGGTCAAACTCAGGACTTTCATGGATAAACTAACAACCAAACCATCAACGTTTACAGGTCGTATCAATAAAGATACACTATTAGTGAGAGTATTATGAGCAATGTGATTCAGTTTCCTTTGGAACGAATGGGTGTATCGCCCATTGTAAAAGAAAGGAATCTTCCACAATCTGAAGAAGAGACAATAAAGGCTATCACAATCAATCGAATGATGTTGGTAGACGAAGTAGTCAACACAGAATTTAGCCGTCTTGCTACGAAAATGATGATGCAAGGGTTTCCTATAGAAGATTCTGGATTCTTCAAGGATTATATTTTTGTTGGAGAGATGATGAGAGCCATACTATATAATAGTGTGGATATCGAACATCCTTTATATGATGTCATCTTAAACAATCGTGACCGTCTCAAGAAGATGATTGAGAATGGCGATATTGTATTTGGTGACGAAGAGGAAGATGACGAAGAATAAGGTGTGATATGATTTTGTTAGATTTTTCACAGGTATGTCTATCAGGCATTCTGGCGAGTGGCAATAAAGATTTTAGTGAAGATCTTATTCGTCACATGGTACTAAACTCAATCCGTAGCTTTAAGACACGGTTCTCTGAATACGGAGAAATGATACTCTGTTGCGATGACAAGAACTATTGGCGTCGTCAAATCTTTCCTTACTATAAGGCAAATCGTAAGAAGAGTCGAGAAGAATCACCACTCGACTGGAATCTTATCTTTGATACGCTGAATTCAATCAAAGAAGAGATTCGAGATAATTTTCCATATGTCTTAATTCAAATCGAATCTGCCGAGGCTGATGACATCATTGCTACAATGGTCGAACGATTTGGTGGTAATGGTGAAAAGATCATGATTGTCTCTGGCGATAAAGACTTTTCACAATTGCAAAGGTATAAGAATGTTGAACAGTATTCCCCTATTACGAAGAAGTTTATTAGAGTTGAAGATCCTATGGCTTACCTTTACGAACATGTTATCAGGGGCGATGCCGGCGACGGAGTACCTAATATTCTTTCTCGTGATGATGTTTTCGTCGTTGGTGCTAGACAGCGCCCATTAACAAAGAAAAAGGTTGCTGCAATGATTGATGATATGAATCGTGGTATCACTCCTTTTGATGGTGAAGTACATCGAAACTATATGAGAAACATTCAGTTGATTGATCTATCTCGTATACCAGAAACAATCCGTACACAAGTTATAGATACATATAAGAACTATGAAAAAAAGGATAAATCAAAGTTGTTGAACTATTTTATTAAGAAGAGGTTGAAAAATCTAATGTCTGATATTCAGGAGTTTTAAATGAAAGATGGTATTGCTGAAATTATTGAAAAGGCGTCTAAGTTAAAGACAGAAAATGAGAAAATTGCGTATTTACAAGAATCGTCAAGGACCTGTATACCATTGATACTTATGTTCAGACTAATGTTTGATCCGAAAGTATTATTTGATCTCCCAGAGGGTGATCCACCATACAAACCACAACCAAAAGAGTCTGATTTACAAAATTACCTATATCACGATTTTCGTAGAATAAAGTATTTTATTAAAGGTCAGTATGAAAACATCAAACCGATTAAACGGGAAACGATGTTTATCGAATTTCTGGAATCTATGGATCCAGACGATGCTCTAATGATGTTGTCCATCAAAAATAAAAAGAGTCCTTATAAAGGAATCACTAAGGCGCTTATTAAGAAAACTTTCACAGAAGCAAAGGATTGGTAATAGTTATGTCTAAGACTTTTCGGGCTCGCCGTAACAAGTGGGATGATGATTACGATGATTATGATAATCCACGACGAGTAAAAAAATTTCGAAAAATGAGAGAAGAACGTCAAGAATCTTTAAAAAATAAATTTAATTTAAATGAAGGTGAAGATGATCCAGAACATACCATTCATAAATCGTAAATCGGCTGTTATTATAGGTAATGGTACTACAAGACAAAATTTCAATTTAAATAATCTTGTTAATAAAGAAAATCTTTTAATCTACTCGTGTGGCGTTGCTTACAAAGGATTTGACGATCCTAATAAAGTAGATTATCATGTTACCATTGAAGAGTATAGGAGAGACCAGTTAGAAAAAGAAGACCAGTCCCCTATAATTTATCCAGAAGATATTGAGGACCATGTAGAGTCTATGTTTTATCATGGACACGCTGGTCCTCGTCCTCGTTCTAATACTGGTATGTTTGCTATGAAATGTGCTATAAGAACAGGTTGTTCGGTGTTATATATATTAGGATTCGACTCTTTAATTAAAAACGACGAGACTCAATCTATCAGCAATATGTTTAAAGGAAAGGCTGAAACAAGAACAAGAGCGGCGGATAATCCAAATAGAATTAGATATCTAGATTGGTTTATGTCGCATAATCATCTTGTAGACTTTATATTTGTTTTTGATAAACAATATGAGTTTTACAGATGTCAATCCAATAATATGCATGGTTTGTCTTATTCAATGTTTGAGAAGATGTTAACAGATGACATTTCTTTTTGATCCACTAGAAAAAGCAGGAAGCACTACTTTAACCATATTCATAGGATATGATTCTAAAGAAGATTTCTGCGCTAAAATACTAGCGCATACAATTAGAAAATATAGTAATCATAGAAAAGATTTTGTAATTATTCCTTTGATCTACAATCAACTTTATGCCAATGAATATACATCAAGAAAATTAGATAAAAGAGGATCTACAGAATTTTCTATGACTAGATTTCTTTGTGTTCCTATCACAAGATTACATATGCAATATCCTGAAAGTATAGAAAATAAATATAAAGGTTTATTAGAAAGATATTCTTTATTTTTAGATTGTGATATGATGTTTACTGAATCTGTTTGGAATTTATTAAAAGTGGCGGACTTGTCCAAACCAGTTTCTGTTTGTAAACACGATTATTCTTCTGCATCTCGTTATAAGATGCATGGTACTCCCCAAGAGAATTATCCTAGAAAGAACTGGTCTTCTGTTACACTGTGGAATTGTCTTCATGATAAAAGCAAACAGATGACCTTTAAATTAGCTGATACAAAAGATCCGGCATATCTTCATAGATTTCAAGGGTTCGATGATAATGATATTGGAGAACTTCCTTTAAAATGGAATTATCTAGTAGACGAACCAATGGATCGAGATTATTACGGATTAGAAAAAGATGAACTTCCATCTAACATTCATCATACTTTAGGTTCACCTGTTTTTAGATTATATCAGGATAGCGAATATTCTGATCTTTGGAAAGAAAATTTCAAAAGCGTGTTTTCTAGAGATTTTGATGAGACAAAAGACACTATTTGATAAATAGAGATAAGGAGGACTAATGCCAACTTATACATTTTTTAATGAAGAATCCGGCATGGAATGGGATGACATTATGTCAATCTCAGAAAAAGAAAAATTTCTCAAAAATAATTCTCATATTAAACAGGTTATCAGCTCCATGAACATCGTTTCTGGAGTTGGTGGTATTAAGAATGATGGGGGTTGGAACGAAGTAATGGACCGAGTGTCTGATGCTAATCCAAACTCCACGTTTGCTGCTTCTAGAGGATCACGGCAAACATCAAAGGAGGTAAAAACAAGACAGGCTGTAGAAAAGTGGAGAAAGCAGCGAGCAAAAAGTGGAGACTCAGCAAAACTTTAACTCGCACAAAGGAACTAATAAATGTCCCTTATTAACCTAGAAGATTACGGCGTAGGTAAACTTACAAAAAGGCAAAAAAGAGAACTGAGAAAACAACAGAGTAATTCGCTTAGAATACGATCTATTCAACCGAAAACACAAAATCAAAAACGAGCCTTTGATCACTATGACGAAGAATATAATCTTCTACTGCATGGTCTTGCAGGAACAGGAAAGACCTTCATATCACTCTACTTAGCACTGTCTGACGTTTTAAGCCAAGACTGCGACCAACATAATGTTACCATTGTTCGCTCGGTAGTCCCAACAAGAGATATGGGATTTCTACCAGGAAGCGAAAAAGAAAAATCCAAAGTATACGAAGCGCCATACTCTAGCATCTGTAGTGAATTATTTGGAAGAGGCGATGCATACGAGATTCTGAAAACAAAGAATCTTATCAACTTTGTTACAACATCTTATATTCGTGGACTAACATTAGATGATACGATTGTAATAGTTGATGAGGCTCAAAATTTAAACTTCCATGAGTTGGATTCTATCATTACCAGACTTGGTGAAAATAGTCGTATTATGTTCTGTGGTGACTTTAGACAGAGTGATCTTATTAGAGATGAAGAAAGAAAAGGATTATTGACATTTATGAAAATTCTTGATACAATAGAAGAGTTTCAAACAGTAGAGTTTGAGGAAGACGATATTGTGCGAAGCAGTATCGTGAAAGACTATATAATCTCAAAAGCAAAGCAGGGAGTTTTGTAGATATGCGCGAAAAGTTGATTGAACTTGTTTTAGATTACTGTGTACGTAATGAAGAAGATCGGGAAATTCCATATAAAGCAGATGAACTTCGAAAATATACAAATGAGTATCTATTGGAACTGATTGAAAAACAATTAGATTGTTATATGAATGTAGTTCACGGTACTCGTTGGCGAGAAAAGGTTGGAGTTAATCTAGTTCCGCCCTCGACACTAGATCAGTTGAATAAAGAAATTACAAAACAAGTATCCAAAATAAAGTATGCTAATGATTTTTTATATGGTTACGGCGATGTAGACCCTTTATTTCCTAATAAAAACGATAACACTTTTTTAGGATGGGAGTTTGATGAAGGTTATCCAAGATGATGAAATTTATTCATCGCCAAATAAGTTTACCTGATATCAAGGCAACAACGAATAAGGAAACCGGCAGGATGTATCATACTCCTGCCGGTGACTTACCTTCTATCACCACTGTTCTTGGTCGGTTGTCTCGTGACGGTATTATGGCATGGCGAAAAAAAGTTGGTGAAGAAGAGGCAAATCGAATTTCAGGACAAGCATCTTCCAGAGGTACTAGGCTTCATAAAATTTGTGAAGACTATATAAATAATGTTGAACCTGTTTTCAAGTCTCCTTTAGATAAGGAGATGTTTTTAAGTGTTCAAAATACACTAGATAGTATGATAGAAGAGGTTTATGGGCAAGAGGTTCCGTTATATTCTGAGTATCTTGGTATAGCGGGTAGAGTAGATCTTGTCTGTAAATGGAATGGTAAAGCGTCAATCGTTGATTTCAAGACTTCTCGTAAATTAAAGAAACGTGATTGGATCGATAATTATTTTATGCAATGTACCGCATATTGTGTGATGTTTGAAGAACTAACAGGTACGCCGGTGGATCGATTTGTCGTTTTAATAGCAGTAGACCAGGAATCGGAACCACAAATTTTTCTCGGCAAGAGAGACGATTATATCTCTCCGCTGGTCGATGCTATTAGAGGATTCTACGATGAAAAGAATCTTGTTCATCCTAACCCTGCTGTTTTCAGTAGGTTTCACTAACACCGCCGCTGCTCAACGAGTTACCTGTGTTCCTTATGATGATGCTATCACACCTCTTATTGAGACATATGAAGAAAAAGTTTTATATAGAGGAATTACGGACAATAGCAGATTTATGGTGGAAATATGGGCAAATGTTGAAACGGGTTCATTTACCATTGTTCGTATTGGTTATATAGAGAGACAAAAAACGATTTGTGCCACGATTGCCGGTGAAGGGTTTCATGAGGTAACAGTACAGCCCAAGCCCGAAAAAAAATCTCCAAAATCGTAAAAAAACTGTTGACATTTAATCTCTACCGTATATAATGATTATAGTGAATGAGACAGAGAGAGACAGAAACATGACAGGCATTTACAAAGTTTTCCAGATCAACCTCACCGATGAAGAAGTTGACACCATCAACCGCACCGGTGACCATGGCGCTGTTTCTAAGAACGTGCTGCGTATGAAGATTGATATGTCGTTTGGTAAACCTGTTGGACATCTGGTCAAGGAAGCCTTTGAGAAAGGTTACTATGAGCATGTCAGCAACATCACCGCTAATAGCCTTGATGGTGTGTTCCATGTTGGTAATATGGGTCCAGAAGAGAACATCGAACGGTTTCTTCCCATGCACAGCCTGAGTGTTGGTGATGTGATCATGGATGAGAACGGCATGTACCACATGGTTGCAAGTTTTGGTTTTGATGAGGTGGACGAACTTAATTTGGAGATTGCATAAAAAAACTGTTGACATTTAATCTCCATCGAGTATAATGATTATAGTGAATGAGACAGAGAGAGACAGAAACATGACCAGCCGCGTAAAAACCACATGCCTCTGCCCCGGAGCCCACAAAACGACGAACACCTCGCCAGTCGCCTATATCGAGCGGGCGTATGACGATCCTTCAACTTGGTTCGTAAAATACGGCGACTATGCGGGGCGGTGGGCATCCTTCGCGGAGTGCAAGTCTCTCATCGAATCCGTCGCATCCATTGATGACGATAGCCACTCTTACCCCATCACGATCGGATGATGTGGTTGTGATGGTACGCCGATTGTTGAAAAGTGGTCTATCAAAAATTTTCGGGGATATGAATAATTTTGCTTGACATTTAATCTCCATCGAGTATAATGATTATAGTGAATGAGACAGAGAGAGACAGAAACATGATGAAATTTGCCAAATACGACACCAAAGCCATCGATATCAAGACCGCTTGGATGGCTACCAATGCCGAAAGTGAAGTTGATATCATTGAAAACATTAATGATGAATACGAACTTTGGATTGGCAAAAATTTCGTAGAGATGTACGAAACCTTCGATATCGCCAAGCGGAATGCTGAGGCGAAGGTTAGTTTCACTGTCAAGTGGGAGGATTGATATGGCGTTTGCTCCTTATACCAACGACCGTCGCACGATTGGAATTGACTCTAAAGTTCTGGGTCAGTTCCGAGAAAAGGAGTATGATCACTTGTTTGAGTTTGCTGAGAATGATGATTGGTTTGCTGATGAATATCCCCACAAGATTTTCGTTGGTAACGACGAAACTCGTATTGGTCTTGTTAAGAAGACTGTAGCGTATGTGGTCGTAGACGAAGGCGGCGATGGTACGCCGATTGTTGAAAAGTGGTCTATCAAAAATTTTCGGGAATATGAATAATTTTGCTTGACATTTAATC